CTGAAAACATGGCGATCCTCAAGCAGGAGCCGGTTAAGGCCTTTGCGTATCAGGACCACCAAGCACACATTCAGGTCCATATGGCTATGGCTCAAGACCCGAAGATCCAGCAGATGGTCGGACAGTCACCCTTCGCGCCTGCGATCATGAACGCTATGTCGGCGCATATCACCGAGCACATCGCCCTGCAGTACCGCGTGGAGATACAGAAACGCCTTGGTGTCGAACTGCCTAATCCGGAGGCTCCGCTGCCCGAGGATGTGGAGCTTGAAGTGTCCCGCATGGCGGCTATGGCCGCAGACAAGCTGCTCAAGGGTAACCAAGCAGAGGCTGCACAGCAGCAGGCCCAGCAGCAAGAGCAGGACCCGCTTACGCAGATCCAGCGTGCGGAGCTGGAGTTGAAAGCCCGCGAGATCAAGTTGAAAGAGGATCAAGCGAAGCACAACGCCATCATGGAGCTGGAACGCTTCAAGATGGACACCGCCGCAAAGGCAGGCAACTTGGCGGTTCAGCAGGAGCGTCTCGACGCCGACATGCAGCGTGATGCTGCGAATATCAGCGCCCGTATGGCTACGCAGTTGGACGCCAACTCTCGCAAAGAGAAGACAGAAGGTGCGAAGCTGGGCGTGAAGATTGCCACTGACTTGGCAAAGGGAGCAAACCTTGGACGAACTACAACTCCTTCTAAAGAAGGTGACTGAATACCGCGAGCAACTTAAAGACTACCTCGCTGCTGGGTCTGTCAAAGATTACGACGGATACCAGCGGATCGTTGGCCGCCTAGAAGCGTTCAATGTGGTTGAGGATGATCTCCGCGAGTTGATAGAGCGGCACATATCCTCCTAACGGAGGCGACCCCGGATGGGCCGGGGCAGGCAACGGTGAGCCTTAATCACTGCGAACAGAGGGAAGCATGTATACACCCACTGCGGTGGACGAGAGTATCGTTCACAAGTTGCCGGAACCGAAAGGATACCGGCTCCTGATCGCCACGCTAGAGGTTGATGAAAAGACCGAAGGTGGCGTTTATATGCCCGACAAGTTGAAAGCCGCGGAGTCTACCGCGTCCATTATTGGCTTCGTGATGAAGGCCGGTAGTGAGGCGTACGCAGACCGTGATCGTTTTCCGAACGGGCCGTGGTGTAAGGAGGGAGACTTCGTGATCTTCCGGTCTTACTCCGGAACCCGCTTCAAGGTTGGCGGAAAAGAGTTCCGCCTCATCAACGACGATACTGTGGAGGCCGTCGTTGACGACCCTCGCGGCTACACGAGGGCATAAGCTATGACTGAACAAACTGACCAGATCGACCGCGACGACAACGATTTCGAGTTGGAAGTCGTAGATGACGTTCCCGCGGAAGAGAGACCGCGCCTCGCGGAGGACCATAAAGCAGACCTTCCCGACGATGATGAAGTCGAGAAGTACAGCGAGTCCGTGCAGAAGCGCATCAAGCAACTGAAGTTCGAGTATCATGAAGCCGAACGACAGAAGCAAGAAGCGATCCGTCTCCGAGAGGAGGCCATTCAGTACGCACAGCGTGCCGCCGAAGAAAACCAGCGACTCAGTGAGCGTCTTTCTAAGGGACAGAACAGTGTCGTTGAAAGCGCAAAGATGCGCTATCAGTCCGAAGTAGAGCGGGCCAAACGCGATTACAAAATGGCGTACGAAGCCGGTGACTCCGACGGGCTTGTTGAGGCACAGCAGCGCCTCGTCGAAGCTCAGAACAGCTTGTCTCGCGTGCAGAATTGGCGTCCGCAGCCTGTCCAGCCGGAGTATAGCCCGGAACGGCTTCAGCAGGCGTATCAGCAGTACCAGCAAAAGAACCCGCCGGTTCCGCAGCTGGATGATCGCCAGCGTGCATGGCTTGCTGACAACGACTGGTTTGGCAAGGATGAAGAGATGACCGGTGCAGCCTACGGGCTTCATGAACGATTGGTACGTAGTGGTGTTGATCCAAACACTGATACGTATTATGCTAAGATTAACGAGGGAATGCGCAAGCGTTTCCCCGAACGCTTCGGCGGTGTAACGGAAGAGGTTGACGTTACTCCTCGGAAAACGGCCAACGTGGTGGCCCCTGCTGCTCGCAGCGCAACAAATCCACGCAAAGTCAAACTGACCTCCACTCAGGTTGCTCTCGCCAAGCGCCTTGGGTTGAAACCTGAACAGTACGCGGCGCAACTACTGAAGGACCAGAGAAATGGCTGACCGGACCCCACGCACAACTGAAACCCGTGAATCGGGTGAACGTAAGCGGACATGGCAACAACCCTCGGCCCTGCCCACCCCCGAACCCAAAGATGGCTTGAGCTTTCGTTGGATTCGCACCTCGACGCTTGGTGAGGCAGACAACCGAAATGTGTCTATGCGCTTCCGTGAGGGTTACACACCAGTCAGAGCCGAGGACCATCCGGAACTTATGGTGATGTCGGACGTGGATTCACGTTTTAAAGGCAACATCGAAGTCGGCGGTCTGCTTCTGTGTTCTATCCCGACCGAAATCGTAGAGGACAGAAACGATCAGATGGCTCAAAAGGCCAAGCAGCAGATGGATTCTGTGGATCGTAACTACCTCCGCGAGTCTGATCCGCGCATGCCCGTTCTTAAACCGGAACGATCATCGCGGACTAGCTTTGGCAAGTAATTGCCATTTGACGCAACAAGGAGAGAACTATGGCTACCACTGCCACTCCCTATGGTCTGCGTCCGGTCAATCTTATCGGTGGTCGCCCCTTCGCTGGTTCGACACGGCAGATCAAGATTGCATCGGGCTATGCAGCCAACATCTTCAATGGTGACATTGTGCAAGTGCACACTGACGGCACCATCACGAAGGTGACCAATGTCGGCACCGCCGCCGACGCCTTCCCCGCTGGTACAGTGGGTGTCTTTGTGGGCTGCGCCTACACTGATGCTGTTTCGGGTCTTCGTACCCAGAACTACTGGCCGTCGGGCACTGTCGCTTCTGACGCTGTCGCGTATGTCGTGGACGATCCGGACACTCTGTTCATGATCCAAGCGGATGCGTCGATTGCTCAGACTGGTCTTCACCTGAACTATGCGGTCAATCAGGGCGCGGGTTCCACGGCGACCGGTGTGTCGGGTATTTCGCTTGACGTTGCAACCGGTGCTACCACCGCAACCATTGCCTTCAAGGTCGTGGATTTTGTGGACAGCACTACTTCGACTGTTGGTGATGCGTACACCGACGTACTGGTTAAGTTTAACCCGTCGTCGCATGCGTACACTGCTGGTCTTGGCGTAGCATAAGGAGTCTGACTGATGGCTATTTCGCGCGCCCAGCTCCTTAAAGAGCTGCTTCCCGGCCTCAACGCGCTCTTCGGCATGGAGTATGACTCCTATGAAGGCGAGCACGCTGAGATTTACGAGACTGAAAACTCCGAACGTTCGTTCGAGGAAGAAGTCAAACTTTCGGGCTTCGGTGCTGCACCGACCAAGGCCGAAGGTGAGGCGATCTCCTACGACAACGCGCAGGAAGCATTCACTGCTCGTTACACCCACGAGACCGTCGCTATGGGTTTCTCCATCACCGAAGAGGCGATGGAAGACAACCTGTACGACTCGCTCTCGGCTCGCTACACCAAGGCGCTTGCACGTGCCATGGCGTATACCAAGCAGGTCAAAGCAGCCTCGCTGCTGAACACCGGTTTCACCTCGTTCAACTCGGGCGACGGTGTTACCCTGTTCTCGACCTCACACCCGACGGTCACCGGCTCGAACAACTCGAACCGCCCGACGGTAGCTTCGGATCTGAACGAAACCTCGCTCGAACAGGCAGTGATCGACATCGCTGCGTACACTGACGAGCGTGGTCTGCTGATCGCGGCCCGTCCGCGTAAGCTGATCGTTCCTCCGGCGCTGATGTTCGTTGCAACTCGTCTGCTGCAGACCGAGCTTCGTGTTGGCACCGCCGACAACGATCTGAACGCTCTGAAGTCGAACGGGTCGATTCCGGAAGGGTACCGTGTAAACCACTACCTGACCGACAACGATGCTTGGTTCCTGACCACCGACATCCCCAACGGTATGAAGCACTTTGTGCGTACGCCGATGGCAACGTCGATGGACGGTGACTTCGACACCGGCAACGTCCGCTACAAGGCCCGTGAGCGTTACAGCTTCGGCGTCTCGGACCCGCTGGGCATCTATGGTTCGCCGGGCGCTGCATAAAGCGTGACGTGACCGTGAAAGTTTGGTAGTCTGGTCTTGTTAAACTCCTCCCTGTTTGACATGACTGTCTTCCAAACTGGGGCCGCTTCGGCGGCCCCTTTCTTTTTATTCTGTACGAGTGTATGCTGCGTGCATCCCTGACAGCCGCATAGGGTGGCTGACTTGACCCACGACAGGAGATGCACATGGGTACGACTACTTTCAGCGGTCCGGTTGTTTCAAACAACGGCTTCACGGGTAACGTGACGGGCGATGTGACAGGTGACGTCGTTGGCGCGATCACCGTTCCCACCTACACTGTGGCAGGCGCACCTTCCGCCGCTTCGGCAGGCGCAGGGACGCTAATCTACGTTTCTAATGGCGCTGCTGGTTCGCCGATTCTCGCGTTTTCGGACGGCACCAACTGGAAGCGTTCGGATACTGGCGCTACCATCGCGGCATCGTGAGGTGAGCTATGGGCGTTATCAAATGGGAGGCTCCTTCCAAGGAGGAGCTGGCTGAACGGGAGGCCGCAGCAAAGCCTGCGGTCCCTAAGAGCACCAAGAAAACCGCGACGAAGAAGGGCGACTGACCTATGGCAAGCTCTGACGTACAGTCAAAGCGGGTAACGGGCACCGGCTCTGTGGCCGTTGGCCCTGCCCGTATTCGGCAGATTCAGGTCTTGACCACAACAGGCACTCCTCGGTTGACCATTACTGATGGCAGCGGCGGTGCTACGGTTCTGGACTTGGATTTTCTGGCGTCGGATTCGCATTCGGTTAACATACCGGCGGATGGACTGCGCGTTAGCGACATTTACGTCTCTGCGTTCACAAACATCACTGCGATGACGGTGTTCTACAACTAAGAGAGGCTCGGATGGCTGAGATAAGTTCTATCACACGGGTCGGCACGTCTGAGCCGTTCGAGCTTCAAGCTGCGCGTGGGCAGATTTATCTGCACAACACGTTGTTCAAGTATGGGTACAACTCCAACATCATCAATGTCGAAGAGACCATATGGGATGGTGGTGGTATCTATACCTATCCGGGTTCCGCTGTTGCCATGACTGTTACATCGGCAAGCGGTGCAACTGATTCTGGTGTAAAGGTT